AGCCTACTAGACACAAGCTCAGACATCTCATGGTCTGCTGTAATTAGCTCTATTGGCCTTTGGTCGTTTTCTGGCAATGACCCATCGCCTAGCAAGCAGCCAAGAATATATGGGTCGAGAGGTAGCTTAACCGGTTTAAACTTCACCGGCTCAGTGATTGGTATTTGGTAGTTATGCTTCTTGAAGCCGCGACTATCTAACGATATATAATCTCGTCGTATTGTTGATAGCGTCAATGTTTTCCTAATATGCTTGCGCTCAGCCCTTTGGTTGCCATACGGGATAACAGACCACAAATGCTCGTCACAGCACTCGGTAGATGCCCCATCATTAAATGAGACTTTATATACTGGCTTGACGCCTTTGGGGTAAACGCCTATTACTTTTGCTGGCTTGCCGTTTGAACCTATAACTTTGTCACCGACAGCCATGTCGCCCATAGTCGACCAGCCTGAAGGCGTTAATATCTTTGCGTCTAGCGGCTGAGCCCAATCAAATACAAAATGCCGATCAGTACCTCTGAATCGCTGCCATTTCTGATAAAACGGATTACCTGAGCCGTTGAATGTCGATATGTCTATCTGACAATTGGTGGTCTGACTCAACGCTTTGTCGACTGTCTCCTGGTGCTCAATAAATGCCGCCTCATCCACAAACATTATTGATTTACGGCCACCACGGCCAATGTTGTCGCCAGCCTCGCCTGTGATAGATGCGCCAGTATTTGGTGACACTATCCGCATAAATGCTGAGTTTTTGTCACTGCTGTATTCGTCGGGCAAAAATATTTTTGGCACCTGGTTAATGAAGTGCCTGAGCTTTTCAAATATCGAATCTGGATCGCCGAGTTTATCGACAAGAGATTCTTTACGAGAGCCAAACCCTATGGCTACACCGTCGTGGAAACACCATAGCGCTACAGCAAACCCTACTGAGAGCCATGTAACCCCGCAGTCACGGGATTTCTCAACCAATCCTCGCTCACCAGCCTGCCAGCGCTCATAGAGCCAGTCGATGTACTCGCGTTGTTTAGGCCAGAGCACGAACGGTATATTGGCTGTTAGGCCCTGCTCTAATCGGCGCGGGTCAAACGTCATGCCCCAGTCGTTAATGAAATCGGCTGGGTATGATGCATAGTGGGTTTTAATGCCCTGTAGTTTTTTTGGATCGTTACGGACGAAATCGAGGTGTTTTAGGCGGCGTTCTAATATCTCTATGTAGTTGGGATTTTTAAAATCCACTAACCGGCGACCTGCCTCATAGCCTCTGCTGCCATAGCTTTGGCTGCTGCAATGGCTTTAATCACTTCGGTGTACTCTGCTTTGGCCTCTTTAATGCGCTCCTGTTCGATAAATATCTGCTCCTGTGCAGATTTAACAGCTACGTTGGAGGCATCTACTCGGCTCTGTGCAGCACTAGTAATGGCTTCTGCGCTGGCTTTGGCGCTCGCATCTATCTCTGCTGCTCTGGACTTGGCGCTAGATATTGCCTCGGCTGCCTCTCTGACTGATGTCTTTTGTCGCTCGTCATTGTCAGCTGCCGCTTTAATGATCGCTTGCTCCTGTACATTAATACCGTCGATCAGTTTATCCAGCTTAGATTGCTGTTTATCAATGTCCTCGCTGATCTTGGCTAGCCGGGCCTGGGCATTACTCTCTGAGGCAATCAGTCCCTCAACGCGGTCAATGTCCGCTGCCAGGTCAGTCAACCATTTGTGCTTTTTAGACCAGTTTTTGATTTGCTTGCTAATCTCACTCACGATTACGTCCTCATGTTGTTTTGTCGGCGGCAAATAACGTGTATATCAACGTCTGCCGAGCCATCGCCAGCGGATAGATATGGCCGAGCTAGCTGGGTAATCGCTGAAACACCTTCAATGCCTGCCGCCGTGAACGCGATAGTGTTACCGGACTCATCAGTTAGATCGGCCCATGTCGTACCGCCATCGTTACTGCCCTGCCACGCAATTGATGCTGAGCCTGAAAAATTACCAATGGCCTGCACCGATCTGTCGGCCCATTCAGCAAATTTGATAGGCTCACCGTCACGATTGGTTGTTGTCAATGTCAGCCATGTGAACTTGTAGACCGAGCCGTCCCTCGCTATCTCTCTATCTAGCGTTGAAGCAATAGTTGCCATTTTGTTTGTCCTCTAACATGAATCTTGGTTATATCGTGATAAATTCTTTGAGTCTTTCTTCGTGATCTGGGGTACTTAATGGGATTTAAGCCCAAAGCTGTCCTGCCACCATTTTAACGAATGGCGGAATTGCTGGGTTTTTGTATAGCTGGTGGTTATGGGTTTGGAATAAACCGGACGGAATCAAACCTTCCCAGCTCTGGCCCCATTGTTTTGGTTATGACGCTAATGTGTTTTCCATCATTAGTTTCCATATATCGCTTATGCGACGCTGTGTAGTAATACTGCTGCCTGACCGTAAACTCATCATCGTACGAAATTCGACATTGTTTCGGCGGTTTATGTAGCATCACCCAGCTCATAACGATTTCAAACTATCTTGATAAATCTGATCGGCTTCGGCCTGGGTCATTTCTCTGGTGATCGCTCTAAATGGCCCGCCATCTTTACCTGTGAGTTCCTGGGCGGATTTGTCTTTCAATCCTAAATCTCTGGCGATAATGTTAGCGTTTAACAGGTCTGCCGCGGCACCTGAAAACTTCTGATCGTAAATAATTTTATCGACTCGGTTAACGACCAAGGAAAAATCATCTTTTTGACGATACTCATCCCATGTTGTTTGGTGCATATCGATGAACAATTGAAGGCCGCTTAACGTCATGGCTCGCATCTTGGGTAATATCTCAATCTTGGAATCACCCTGGAATGAGACCAGTTTTGATTCCCATAGCGGATTGTCTTCTACCCACTGGAAATACTCGCAGCAGTCCTCCCATAGCACGACTGGATCGTCATACAGTGGTCTACGTCCGTGAGAGCTTCGCGCCTTCCAGAATTGATTACCTTGTTGGAATGTCATAAACCTTTAGCTACCTACGCCCTCTACGTCGATACCGTGGCATTATTCCGCCAGCATTAGATAACAAACCAGGATCATCAAAGATACAGCCGCCATTAGCATGTATGGGTGATGCAAATACGCAGGTCATCCTACCTCCAATCTAAATACGCCATAGGCGGTGCCATCGCTTAATACGAGTGTGCCGGTCTGGCCGCTGGTGAGTGTTGTGTTTGGGAGGCTGACACTAATTAGTCCGTCGCCGTCCGTTGATTCTGTTGATCCTTGATCTGATGGCGCAATGAATGCTGCCGGGTCGGTGCCGTCAAACCATGCCCAATCTAAACTCGAGAGGCTGGTTTGTGAGTTACCATTTCTATCTACCAGGCTACAGGTAACGAGCAGTACGACACTCGCTAATGCGTTACCCCCGTATAGGTGAAGCAATACCGCCCTGTCATCTGCATCTACTGCGCCATCGACTTCAAAGTGATGCTGCCATGCCAAGGGTGAGGCTGTTGTGAGCATCGACATTCTCTTTGCTTTAGTATCAATAGCCATCATTTAAGGCCCTGTAACCACCTCAGATTTTGTAGCCGTGGTCGCATCATCCGAAACGGTGGCCTTCTGATCTACCGTAGTTGTGTCGTCAGCATACAAACTGTACGTGGTGGCTGTTTGCGTAGACTTGTTGCGCCAGGCTTTGTAGAGATAATTAATTTTAGCGGCCAGCGTAACTGTTGCACCCGGCGCGCCCTGCCCTGGCTCTGCATAGGTGTCTGTATTTAAAGTACTAACCACCTCGGCATTTACTTCGGCCTTCATCCCTGCGGACATGCCACCTAAGCCGGTTAGTCCCGCGCCAGCCGCACCAATCTCTGCTGTGTCCACTAATATAGCGTCCACCACTGTATCGACAGTAGCTAGCGCTGAAGCTGTAGCCAGGGCCGTTAATCCGGCTCCTGCGGATCCTATTTCAGCAGTGTCAATAACGATAGCATCTATAATAGCGTCAGTTACAGCAAGGGCCGCCGCTGTTGCCGCTGAGTCTGTGCCTCTCATATCCGTGTTGGTGGTAGTGGTAGCGACTAGTGTTACGTTATCCACTGCCCCTGCCGTGGTGCTAATACTGGCCTCTGCCATTCGAGA